ATGTTAATGATCAACGACGATCATAGTGACATTTTTGATGGTGTATCTCACTTGAAACAAGAATTAGCAAATAATACACAACTGTTGAAACAAATAATCAATTGTAGACCTTTCAAAGTGAACCAAAATGGCACAGTCGTGAATTGGCCTTGGTTAAGATTGGCTGATGGAAAATTGACTTCCGATGACTCGAGAGTTCCATTACTAAACATCTCCAGCGACAAGAATATACGGACTTTAACAGAAGCCGAAGTCGGCAGAGAATGTGCGTTGCCTTCTTCTGCTTATTGGTCATACACCAGAAGGACATTGAATTTTAAAGAAGTGATGAGGTGTTGGGCCGTGTTTTCCACAGTAACAGACGAAAAAATTTTAACCAGGAAAATAAGAGACTTGCCGAGCGTGATCAAACTTCATAATAGTATGAGTGACGTCATAGGTTACATTGAACCTATTTCCTTTCTATTGTCTTCGTCCATTTATGTGAGATATAAAAGTCAAACTAGATTTATAAATAACGGATTTGGTAACACGAACTCTGTGGCGTTGATAGACGTTACAGAAGATCAATGCAGATATGCATTATGGCAAACTGCATCAATAGCACCAAGCGTCAGTTACGCAGCATCTTCTTCAATAGCTATCAGATCTACTAGCCCATTGAATAAGCATCCAATATATTGGAAGCGGAAAACAGACAACATGTTGTATAAATTTAATAAAAGTAACACAATGCTTAAGCCTACATATTCTTGGGCATGGAATTTAGTTTCTTCTAATAAGGATGATTGCTATAATGACGTGTGTCGCCATTTGAACATTGAACCTATGCAGGCGAATGCGAGAGTGACCATAAGCAACCTGATGGATCACCTCACACGTTTCAATCTGCATGCAAACGTACATATATTATCCGGAACAGAAATAATGGAAGTTCAAAACGATAGAGCGAAATCTAAAAAACGTACAAATGACGTGAGATTATACAATATTGACGATCACATTTCCCTAGGTGTTTTACTTGAACCAGACGCACAAAACTTCTACCCTCCAAACGCAATTAGAGCGAAATTTCTTCATGCCGATTCCGATGCTTTCATCAATCATAACGACGTAAGCAAATGGAAAAATTGGAATCAACTTTATTTAGGCGATGACCATGGCGTCATGAAACCAGAAAAATGGCAATCTTGGGACGACATTTCTAAACGATTAGATGAATTTTTTGGCAATGATTATATCGTCAGTACAGTCGGTCCCAACACTGAAATAAGAAGTGATCCCAGAGTGAAAAAACTATCTGGATGGAGTTCTTTTCATAGGACACAAGTGTTAGTTAACTATAAGAACACTCATCACTTTGTGATATTGCCAGATGTCTCCAAACCAGCACATCATGCCGCAAAGCCTGGTCGAAGAATCGTAATAGAACTGGGCGAAGATGGCGCAAGACATTGGTATTGCAATCTACCTGGTTCGCAAGCTTTTCAAGATGTGTACACTCCTGCCTATATAGCTAGCGCAATACAAGCAGACGAAGATGTTCTATCTATAAAAAACATCATCAAAAGTCCTAGCAAGGACGATAATCGTTATAGAAAATGCAAAATGAGATACGTGCAAGAAGTGTTAGAACATTTTCCATTTTTAACTGATCAAATGACAAATTTACAATTATTTAATCAAAAACGTTGGCCAACGGATGACATACCATCCTATCAACACGGATCCGATGACACGATAGATAGCGTGAAAGAGAGTCTACAATTAAGGTACGAAGGTTATACTAGAAGTCGTAAAAGAAAGCTAGCGCATGCCTC